TATGTCATCCTCTTGTCTTGGTTCTGTCATAGTAGTTTCTCCCTTATGGTAGATTCTATTACATCTGCTGTGTCATGATGACCTGCTTCTGCTTCATCATATGATTGGTATCTGCGTGTAAACTCTGGCACCTCTGCATCATGCTCATTAAAGACCATAGTTTCATATAGGTCTAAGCCATATGCAAAGGGCAATGCTACTGTAGATACTTGCAGTTTTCCTATGTTTGTTTTTAGATTCATCATCGACGGATTCCTGTTGTCCTCTCGTAGTGTTCACGGGTACGGCGAAGCCTTGTGCGTAGGAATTTATTATTCTGTTGTAGTTGGTAGTTGGCAATTGTAGTTACAATTATTAGTATGATTGCTACTGCTAGGGCGATAGATATACCTAGCACTTCTGACATAGATAGATACATAATATTCTCCTTGAATTATAATGGACTTGCAGGGGTCCTAAGTGGTTACGAGAACCCAACCAAAAAAGTGATAGGTGAGTGGCTCAGGGGAACCACCCACCTATCTGTTCTTTATGCTGTGATTGTGTGTACTTCTAACTGAGCAAATGGTGCTCGTCGTTCTGATTCTTTTACATCTTGACGACGGTCAAACTTAGTTACTAAGCGACCTGTTAGTGTGATTGGCTGTGTGCTTTCTGTTCCAGCCTTTGATTCTCCTAGAATTTCTCCGATTACTGAGTCATCTAGTGCAATGATGTTCATGCCTACTACATATACTGCTCTGTCTGCAGTACCGTCTGACATACGACTGTAATCACGCTGGTCTAACCAGCCTGTAAGTAGTGTGCCTCGTTGGTTCTTATATGTCTTGATGTTCTTGATTGTGCCTGTGATAGTTACTTGGTTTTGCATCTTACTCTCCTTAGTTAGTTTCGATTAGTTTCTGAATGGCTGGCAAGCCCGCCAAAGGCGACGGGCTTGCCTGCTTGAATGCCTATCTGACATTCAATTCTAATGGTTTGTCACAATCTTGGCAGTCATTGAACTGCTTGGGTGTGAGTATGTGGCACCATTGGCACTCAACTTCTCGTGCTCTCTGGCGTTGGTCATCTAGTTCCCAATATTCCTCATAAACTCCGCCGTCTATGAGTTGTGCGATTGGTGGCAAGAACTCGCTGCGAGTCGTTGGCTCGTCGTTGTCTATGAACTTGACAGCGAGTTGTATCAGTTTGAGATTGTCGTCCCATATTTCTATCATCTGTGCTCTCCTTGTTGGTGGTTTGATATATGTTTCTGACGCGACCCACTCGCTTGCCGAGGGAGCGTCACTTGTATCGTAGGTTAGGCAGTTGCCAGACTCTCCCAGCCTGTCGTCCTCGTGTAGGTTCCAAGCATTGTCATCTGCTTTAGCCTCTGCTGTATCTATGCAGTCTTGGCACTGCATTGGCAGGAACCCTTCCTGCCTATCTCGTTCTATAATCATGCACTCGTAGCAGTTGTTCTGCACGCTGATGCCGATTGACTCATTCATTTTCGCACCTGTGTTCCATTCCGCATTGTCCGCATTGAACTATCGTGCAGTAGCACTGTTCACCACCTGCACCGCAGTCTAGGCACTGCATGTGACCGCATCGTATGCATTGGCTGGCGAAGCAACTCTTGCACGCCAGACATGCTCTTAGCCCGTTACTTTCTGGGGTTCTTGCATGTGTTATATTCCTCATGCTTCCTCCTTATGTTTGTAGTCGGTTGGGCAGGAACCACCCATGAAACATGGGCAGTCCTCTGCTTTTACCTCCCATTGGTCGAGCCAAGCGTTCTGGCATTCTATTGAGCAGAAGTAGAAGTCTCTACATTCTTTTTTGCACCAGTCGCAACTAGTCATTACGCACCTTCCTTTACATAGTCTGCTACCCAAGAGGACACCTTGACCTGCTTGGTTGGAATCTTTGCTTCTTTGGCAATTCGTGCTGTCATACTTGCACCTGCACTATCGTCTTTGATGAACGCTATGCAGAAGTCGGCACCTAACTCGACCATCTCACGGTTGCGAACGAATCCCGCCTTCTTACCGTGGGTATTCCAGTCCGCTGGGTGGCGTTCAATCACCCACCCTAGAAGGCTTGCAACGTACTCACACATGCTGTCTGCACCACCAGCAGTACCTGAGACCAGAGTCACATTAGTACCTTCGTGCTGGGCAACAACATCGAACTCACGCTTAATAGCGTCCACATCGCTCCATGAGCGTGAACCTGTAATCAACAAACGGAACATAATTAACTCCTAACATTAATAACAGATTGAACGATTCAATCTACAATCAGACACTCCATGCTCGGAATGAATTGTCAAGGAATGCGCAGCGCTTATGACTTGACAAGAAGGGAGAGCATGGTACAGACCATAGACTGCCCGCAGTATATGCAGTTTAAATTTACTGGGGCACAATTCCGTTCTGTGCCTAGGCAGACTGACTCTACAACTACAGACTACTCCACGGTACAGTAGTCTGGTCTAGTAGTATTATTCTGTACTGTATGACCCCATAGTTATTAATCTAAGCCGGTAATATGTATAGTATCTCTACCAAAATTATTTCTGTACAATAGTACTCCCCTAGTCTGACCTGCAGTTTTGTAAATAGTTCTGTAAAAAGTGTTCGTTTGACCAGTTTGAACGGATTAATATATATAGACAGTAAAATATATTCGCAAGTCTTTTTATAGCCTTGCTCATACTGTTACAATAGACTGTACTAAACTGCTACAAGGCAGGTGAATACTGTCCACACTAGGGGGCTAGATGACGTTCGAAAAGGGGGCAACTAACCCCAAGACGGCTAAGGCAAACGAAGCCAAAGAGAAAGTACTTATGCTGGTGGCTGAGGGTATGTCTCTCGCCAAGGCTATGGAGAAGGTGGGCTCGAAGCCCGATACCGCCCGCATCTGGATATACAGAGATGCAGACTTTGCCCGTAAGTTGGAGCAAGCCAAAGAGGATGCTAAGAGCAACTCTATTAAAGCCCTTGGTATCCCCAAGGATGAAATCCAGTTCGCTCAGTTCTCTGAGATGTTCCTGGGTTCTAAAGTATTCCCGCATCATCAGGACTGGGTCGACCTAATAGAGGGGCGCGAACCTTCGTGGCTCCACCCCGCTATCACCTACGAGCCTGGGGACGCAACCCGTATGCTCATCAATGTACCCCCTGAGCATGCCAAGTCCACCGTCATTACGGTGAACTACTCAACCTACCGTATCGCCCTCAACCCTAACGTCCGCATCATCGTGGTCTCTAAGACGTTGAACAAAGCACGCGAGTTCGTGTATTCCATAAAGAACAGGTTATCCCATCCCCGCTACGCCAAGATGCAGAATGCATTTGGACCTGAAGGCGGTTGGAAAGCAGATGCAGATACCTGGAAGGTCGACACCGTCTATCTTGGGGGCGATGCGCGTGATTCATCCGAGAAGGACCCGACTATCCAAGCCCTTGGTATGGGTGGTCAAATTTACGGCGCTAGAGCAGATTTGATTATCTTGGACGACTGTATAACTACAGCCAACGCCCATGAGTATGAGAAGCAGATTAACTGGCTCCAGAAAGAAGTTATTACCCGTCTGGGTAAAAACGGCAAGTTGCTTATCGTAGGCACTCGAATTGCTCCTACAGATTTCTATAAAGAATTAAGAGACCCTAAGTACTGGTCTAACGGTAAGACCCCATTTACTTATATGGGTATGCCAGCAGTTCTTGAGTATAAAGATAAAGTTAAAAACTGGGTAACTCTTTGGGGCAGGTCTGATATTCCTTGGGATGGGGATGAAGATACTCCAGATGCAGATGGTCTATATCCTAAATGGAACGGCGAAGCCCTTAATAAAAGACGCGGTGAAGTTACTCCTTCTACATGGGCGCTTGTCTATCAGCAAGAGGATGTGACTGAGGATGCAATCTTTTCAGCACCTTTGGTGCAAGGTTGTGTTAATGGCATGCGTAAGCGTGGTCCGCTAGACCCAAATAAACCTGGACACCCAGACCGAGTTAGTGGCTATACCATTATTGGCTTTGACCCAGCAATGACTGGTAACTCAGCATTCGTGGTAATTAATTATAACGCTGCTGATAGCCGTATATATGTGCTTGACTGTGTAAACATGTCAGAGCCTACGCCTGCAAAAATTAGAAACACAATTGAAGAGTTGGTTATTACACACCGACCTAATGAGTTGCGTGTTGAAATTAACGCACACCAGAAGGGCTATGCCCTAGATGATGATTTGCGCAATTGGCTTGCCCAGTATGGCTGTGACTTAAAGCCACACTTTACTGGTAAGAATAAATGGGACACAAATATGGGCGTAGCATCTATGTCTACGTTCTTTGGAACAATGCGTGAAGGCAAGTTTCAAAACAATAACGCAATAGAGTTCCCATCTACTGAGGGTTCTGAGGGCATGAAATCCTTACTTCAACAGTTGATGACATGGAAGCCAAACACTAAGGGCAAGACTGACTGCGTTATGGCTTTATGGTTTGCCGTACTTAGGGCAAAAGAACTAATGCAAGCGTCTTCATTCACTAGTCGCTACAAAGAAAACCGTTGGGCTACTAAGGCGCAACTATCAAAACGACAATCAATTAACCTCGACGCTGCCTATCAAGAGCAGTGGCAAGAACAATTCGGATAGGAACTAACATGGCAGCACCACTTGTAGGAGCAGCAGCATTTGCTGCCGCTAAACTTGTAGCAAAAAAACTTGCAGTAGATACAGCAAAAAAAACTGGGGCTAAGGGCAGTGTTAAGAAAGTAAAGAAATCAATCAACAACCCAAAGATGCAAACTAGATTTGAAAATCTTACTAAAGGTTCAAACACATTAAGTCCTAGTTCTATGGCAAGAACAAATAGAACAAAGCCAGTACCTGTAAAGAAAAAGGGTAAGTAACATGGCAACAGGCAGAGTTTCAGGTGGTAGGAGAAGTGGCGGTATCGCTGGCGGTACACGCATGAATACGACTAAGAACACTTCAAAAGGTAAGGCTAAAGTAGAAAGTCGAATTAATCGACTTAATGAAATTGCAGATTATCGTAGTGGTGGAGCAGTTGGTTATGAATATAAAAAAGGTAAACTAAAAGAAATAGTTGAGAATTCTGGTATTAAAAAAGTTAAGCCACGAAATATTAAAAAAGTAACCGATAAAATGGCTCCAAGTTCTAAAAAAGATTACAAAAAGTATAAAGAACAAAATAAAGGAACAGGACCATTTAAAACACCTAAGGTTCCAGTAAAGCGCAAGTCTAAGTAATTTTTAATCAATCGTTAGGACAATAATGTTATCAGTTAAGCAGATTGCGGCGCGTGTTGAGTCGCTCAAACACCGCGCCCGCGAGCGCGATTCTAGACATGAAGATGTCCTAGCAGTACGTCGTGGTCAAATCTCTAGTGTCTACCCTGACTTCTTTCCAGAAGGCGTAGATGCAAACGTAGTAGCAAACTTTATTGATGTTGTTGCACGAGACCTATCTGAAGTTATGGCTCCGCTTCCAGCAATTAACTGCTCTGCAATTAACCAGGTTGAGGATAAGTCACGCAAGTTTGCTGACACTCGTACCCGTATTGCTGCAAACTATTTTATTAATTCAGATTTACAAGTGCAGATGTATACTGGTGCAGACTGGTATCTCACATTTGGTTTCGTCCCTTTCATTATTGAATTCGACGAAGAGGCAAAACTGCCGCGTGTTCGCATAGAAAACCCTGTAGGTGCTTACCCAGAGTATGACCGCTATGGACGCTGCATTGCTTTTGCTAAGAAATACCGTATGACAGTTGCCGAATTGGTGTCTCAGTTCCCTGAGCACGAAGAAGGCATTCTTGGTAAAGATGGCTATGAGCAAGACATGAATAGTTATCTAACTGTCATTCGATACTACGATAAAGAACAGTCTGTAATTTATGTTCCAGACCGTAAAAACTACGCAGTATCAACAGCGGTTAATCCAATAAAGAAAATGCTAGTTCACATTGCACGTCGCCCATCTATCGATGGCGAAATGCGTGGACAGTTTGATGATGTACTTGGTATTCAATTGCTTCGAAATCGTTTTGCATTACTTGCAATGGAAGCAGCAGAAAAGTCAGTACAAGCACCACTTGTTTTGCCTAGCGATGTTCAAGAGTTTGAGTTTGGTGGCGATGGTGTCATCCGTACAAATAACCCTGCTGGTGTTCGCCGCGTAGAACTTCCTATTCCTGCTGGAGCATTTAACTCACAGCAAGTTTTGCAACAGGAACTACGTACAGGAACACGCTATCCAGAATCTCGTAGCGGTAATGTTGATGCGTCAATTATTACTGGTCAGGGTGTTCAAGCACTTATGGGTGGGTTTGATACACAAGTTAAGTCTGCTCAGGCTATCTTTGCTTCAGCACTTAAGAATGTTATTTCAATCTGCTTTGAAGTTGATGAAACAGTATTTGATGAAAAGAAAACAATTCGTGGCGTAGACGCTGGTGCGCCATATGCACTTGAGTACACACCATCTAAGAATATTAAGGGTGACTATTCTGCAGATGTACGCTACGGCATGCTCGCTGGGCTTAACCCAGCACAGGGACTTATCTTTATGCTTCAGGCATTGGGTGGCGATTTAATCTCCGTTGACTTGGCTCAACGAGAAATGCCGTTTGGCATTAACGTCACACAGGAACAAGAGAAGATTGAAGTTGAAAAACTTCGTAAGGCTCTCATTGGTTCACTGCAAGCATATACACAAACAATTCCACAAATGGCATCTCAGGGACAAGACCCACTACCTATCATTCAAAAAATTGCTTTGGCAATTAAGGGACGTAAAGAAGGTAGACAGATTGAGGATGTTATCGAGGAAGTGTTTACACCAGAGAATCCCCCTGCTGGGACTCCAGTTGAGCAACCCGTCCCCTCTGCTCCTGGCGCTCCAGTAGGGGGCGCTCCTGCACAAGCACGACCAGATTTGCAAATGCTGCTTAGTCGTTTGAGTTCAAGCGGAGAGGCATCTGGCTCAGTACAAACGCAACAGCAACGAATAATCTAAGGAGAAATCATGGCAGCAGCACGCAAGAAGCCAGTACGCAAAGCAAAAGTAGCAACCGTACTTAATGATGATTATTCTATGCTAGAAAAACATTGCATTGCAATTAATGAATATTTTAAAGCGCTACGCACTGCAGGATTTTCGGAAGCAATTGCTCTATCAATGATTCAAAGTGTTGAGTCTTACCCAGACTGGATTATTCCAGACCTACCAAACAAAATTGATAATATTCCATATGATGACGAGGATGATGACTAATGGCACAACAAGGCGGATATCGCAAGCCAGAGAATCCTGCACCATCTTCGGGACCAGGCGCTCTTTCACAGCGCACAGATGGCGGACCAGCGCAAGGCGCTAAGTATATGCCAGGTATGCCTTATGGCGAAAACACAATGGCACAGCAAACTGCTGCTCCTATGTCTGGTGGCTCACCCATGCCACCTGCACCTAACATGCCATCAATGCCAGAAGTCTTATCTTTAAACGCTCCAACACAGAGACCAGATGAACCGCTAACTGCTGGACTTGATATTGGTCCTGGTGCTGGTTCAGAAGTTATGAGCATGCAAAATCGCTCACGGTCACTCGTAGATACTATTCGTTATCTTACACAGTTTGACCCATCAGGAGACGCAGAATTAATTTATAGGACACTCACAGACCAGGGGTACTAATGCAATATTTAAAGCCAGTTGTTGCTGAAGTATCTCCTAACCTTTATACCGCTGCTAAGAGTGCAGGCTTAAAGCCTAACGAAATTAATCAAGTTGAGCAGATGAGTTATGCTATTAAGAAGCATCGCAAGTTGGCTAAGATGGAAGACGATAAGGCTCGCAAAGAGTTTGACCGTCTTAATGGTAAAGCACAAGAACAACTAAAGTTTTTATTTAAAGATGCTGAATACCTACAGCCAATGCCTACTGCTGCTGATAGAGTGCAAGGCGTTCTTGGCGGTGCATTAAAGGTTGCAGCAAGCCCATTGATTGGTTTGTTTAAAATTGGTGGACAGTATAACCGACTTATTAATACACCCTATAAGGTTGCTCGTCAAGTAGCACAGGGTGAAGATTTGTTTGATGGTAAGACATGGACTGATGCATGGAACGGCACAGACATGTATGATGTTGCTGCGCTAGATAAAGCAAAAAATTACTTTGGTGATACAGATGTATTTGTCGCACAAGGGCTTCTTGATGGCAAGACACCTGGAGAAATCCTAGAGTCATATGGAAAGATTGATGAGAAGGTTCTTGCATCTATTCAGAAAGCCTACGACGACTCAACTAACTTTAAACAAGTTATGGACAATGTTAAGTTTGCACAAATAAGTCCAGGGCGTGACCTTGTTAGAATTCTGGATACTCGTCCACCTAAAGGTGGCGGTCTTACATATGATTATGTTAATGATTCAGAAAAGAAAATTTCTGGCACTATAGATTTTATTTATCAAATTGCAATTGACCCGCTTACCTGGTTGACTGGTGGACTCAGTAAGGGCGTTACTAAGGGTGAGCGAATTAAGAACAGCGTACTTAAGGCTGTAGACAATGGCATTCCTATTGAACGTGCAGTTGATACTGCTTTTAAGACTGAGCCTAAGTTAGTTAAACTATGGCAGGATGACCTAGGACCAGCAATTAAAAAGTACGATGAAGCAAAAGGCGCTGCAAAAGCAGAAGCATTTAGAGAAATTTCTACTAACTTTCCTGGCTATGCTAATCGTGAAGCGGTTGAAGCACTTGCCAAAGGCAAGGCATTTGATGTTGCAGGCGCTAAGGCATACTTTGAAAGTGCAGCAAATCTACACTTGATGCTTGCTGGTCGTGTTGATGGTATTACATACATGCGTAATGGTGTTGTTACTGCTAAAAAGCGCCGCTTACTGGGTGAAAACTTTTCAACATATCTAGATGGAATATTTAATAATACTTCAAGAACCACAATTGCTGGTGCTGGAAGAAATGCAGACGAAGTTGATGAGGCTTTAGCGCCAATTATTAAGGCTCTTGTTAATCCAGATGACACAGTAGCACGACTAACAAAACCAGACCAGTCTGACTTTGCTGTTGTATTAGAAGCAAATAAAGAAATTAGACGATGGAAGAAGATTGGGCAAATGATTGCCCGCTCTCCTGCTGGAGCAGAAGTACGAACTGGTCGCAATGCAATTGAGACTGCAGCAAACTTTACTTCTCGCGCTCGCTTATTGCTTCCACGCGATATGGCTGAAGCACTTACTGTTAAGTTCTTAGCATCAAGTGCTGATGAACAATATGTTATTTTACGTAACCTAGATGCTGCAACAATGTACTCAATGGGTCTTGGTGGAGATGTTCGTGGTGTAGAACTAATTGAAACTACGCTACGCAACAAATATGGCGGAACATCTGGCTTTGCAACTAAAAAAGAATCTAGAATAAACCCAGAACATGCTAAGTTTTTCCCAGAAGGTTCTATAAAGCAGAATGAAAATGGTTTATCTGCCGATGGCATTGGTCCAATTCACCCAAATCAGTCTACTTGGGCTGTCGGTTCACTGCCATATGATGAGATTGGTTCAATGCTTTGGGAAATAAAGTCCAAGAAGAACTTAATTAATGCTGTTGGTGGTGCAACACAAGGTGCATTTTCAAAAAAGATTGTGGATGCATGGTCTATTTTGACTCTATTCCCACGTCTAGGTATTCGTTCTGCTATTGATGAAGCAACAATGTTTGTTCTTGCTGCACCATCACGCGATTTACGTGCATTTGCATTTGGTGCTGGACGCAAGATGCAGAACTTTACTAGAACATTTACTGGTTCTAAAGATACAACTGGTCCAATTCGTTCTGGTTTGCAGAAAGTTCTTAACAAAGCAGGTGCTAAAGTGCCAGCAGTTAAGGTTATTGGTGAGCGCACTAGGGTTAACTCAGAAGAAGCCTTAACAATTGAGGCTAGAGTTAATGCTATTGAGCGTTTGGCTCGTAGTCTTGATATTGACTCTGCTCTTTTAACAAACATTGAAAAGCGTGAAGTAATTGTAGACGAAGTTATGTCTATGTATAGCCGTTATATTGATGCTGACTCTGCTGAGTACTTACGTCAAGCATTTATTCATCAGCCAGAGGCTTTATATTCAGCAGCAAATTCTCTTGTTGGTCGAAGTGGTTTATCTGGAGCATACGGCGAAGACGTTGTACGTGCAATTATTACACCATCACAGTTAACTCTTGCAATGGAAGAGTCTGGAGTTGTACTTAACAAGGCTTCTAAAGAAATTGACTTAGCAACGCTAAGCGAACGCGAAGCAAGTCTTGTTCACTTTGAAAAATTTGTAAAGCAATTTGTTGGAAACAAGTTTAAATATAACGAAAATACAATTATTAACCCAGCCCGACTATTTTTTGATTATCAAGGATTTCGTCCTGGTGTAATTGACCCCAAGACAGGCAAGGAAGTATTTGAAGCAGCACTTGATGATGCTATGTTCTCTCTTGGCTATAAGTTTAATGGACTATCTGGAGTATGGGAAAAAGGAACTGGCACTGCTGCAAAGATTGCAGATGAGTTCCTTGAAGGAAGCGCAAACACAGTCTTCTTACGTTCTAAAGGATACTCAGATGGCGATATTACACGCATTCAACTGGGTCGTATGTTTAATGATATGTTTGAAACCTTTAATGGTGGAGTAGATAACTTCAACGAGAATCTATGGAGTCTTGTTAAGCAGAATCTAGACACAATGACAACCGATTTGGGACGTATTCCTACATGGAATCAGGCTGTTGCAAAGATTAGCCTAGATGATTTTGCGGATGCAACTGAAGGTTTTCGTATGACTGGCACAGTCAATAGCCAACTTGGTGTTGGCAACTATGCTGATACAGAAAATTTATTTAAGCGCTGGGGCTCTACGGCAATGGATATGATGGACCGTCAGGTCAATGGTATCTTCCGTCAACCAGCAGTTATGGTTGCATATACAGGTCTACGCAAAAAGTATGCCGGGCTTGAAAAAGAATTTGCTCGTCAACAGTATGACACCCTAGCAGGTGGAGTATTTAAAGATACTTTGTCAGAATCACGCAAGTTAGAACTTAAAAAAATGGCTGATGATATTGCTGAAAAGCGATTCACAGAACTTGCTACACGTGAGGCTGCAGATACAATCCTAAAGTATGCAGATAACCCAGCAATCCGTTCTAACTTTGCATATGCATCTCGAACAATGGGTCGTTACTATCGCGCAACAGAAGACTTTTATCGTCGTATCTATCGTTTAAAGGATGTATCTCCACGTGTTCTATATCGTATGCGTCTAGCGCATCTTGGTCTAGATGCAACTGGTATGGTTCATTACGACCAGAACAATGACCCATATGTAATGATGCCTATGGATGAGATTCTTTTCCGCGCAACAGATACAACAATGCGCGTATTAACAGGTAATAGTGGATACTCTCAGCCACAGTTTAATGAGTTAACTCTTAAGTTACGTATGTTGAATCCATCATTCTCGCAGGATGCTGGTGTTCCTACACTATCTGGACCTATTGCTGGTCTAACTGTTATTGGTTTTAAAAATATTCTTGGCTCAGTTCCTGGTTCATTGCCATTTATCGGTAAGAAGATTGACCCAACACTAGAGCAAGCAGCAGAGAAACTAGATACATTTGCACTGGGTAATCTTGGTGATAATATGGATATTAGAAGGGCTATTGTTCCTTCAAGCCTACAGCGTATCTGGGCTATTCTGCCATTCGATGAAAAGAACCGTCAAGAAGTAACCGCTGCACAACAGGCTATGGCATATAACGCAGCACATGGTCGTTACCTAGACCCTAGCGCAACTGAAGAAGAAAAGAACGAATACCTAAAGAATATTCGTATTTCTGCGCACAATGTCATTGCACTACGTAATATCCTTGGATTGATTTCACCAGTAGCACCTACTGTTCAGGACAGCCTAGGTGTTCCTGACTATATCAAGGATACTGGTATCACAAGTTTGCGTAGCGAGTTCTTTGATATTCTTAACAGTGTATCTAAGATAAATCAAGGTGATGTAGATGACCCATATGAATTGGCTCTAGCAACCTTTACGGGTAAGTATCCTGGCAAGTTAATCTATACAGTCTCTCCTACTGAAAAAGGTTCAAAGGTAGTCATTAAGAATACCAATGGGCTTAAGGATTGGGCTATTAAGAATAAGGGATTAATCAGCACATACGGTGAATCAGCATATATTTTTGCTCCACAAACAGGAGAGTTTAATGCTGCTACATACAACTGGTTGAAGTCTGCTGGTCTTATTGAAAGCAAGAGTCTTGAAAAATACTATGAAGACCTTATGGTTGCAGAAGATAAGAACACTTACTATCAGATTGCTAAAGAACAAAAAGCGGCACTTGAGAATGAATCAGACCCAGAGTTGCGCTCTCAGATTATTAAAGAAGCAACCGCAGCGCGTAATGCGCTGAAGGCTTCTAATCCATTACTAAACCCTGCACTTATTGGTGAAGGTAACAACATTGGTGATGAAGAGGTAATGCTTGGCAAGGTAGAGCAAATGATTGGTAATCCAAATACACCAATTGAAGCCGCTACCCGTAAGCGCATGAGCCTTGCTATTCGTTTAATGCGTAGTTATATTGCCTTTGCTCGTGACCCTGAGATGGCAAACATTATTAACGCA